AAAAGATTAAATTTTAAAGTTCCACTTTTTTTATATCTTTTCAAAAGTCTTTTAATATATTTAAATCTCTTCATATCATCCAAGAAATCATCTTTAGTGACTGCTTGAGGATTATTATAATTTTGAATAGCAAAAATTAAATAATTATCCTTATTCAATTCAGTAATTATCATATATCATGCAGTAACTGTTAAATGAGTAACTCCAAGACCCACAGAGGCACTTGTACCTGCTCCACCAACGTTATATCTGATTGCCGCCTCACTTGAGATTATCTTAACTGCTGCAGTTCCACTAAAGTCTGTAATTGTGCCAACAACGTTAGTTCCGTAGTTAACTACTAGTGAAGAATTAATTCCACTTGCTCCAGGTGAAGTAAATGTAAATGCAACTCTGTTTGTAATCTGACCATCAAAGTATCCATATTTTGGAAGTGAAACTCCCGTAGATGTAGCAGTAGCAACAATACTTGCCTGAACAGCACCTGCAGCATTAACTTGATCAATTCTTATTGTAGCACCAGCACCACAGTAAACTAGTTCGTTGTAGACGAGGTGAACTTCTCCAGAAGTTGCTGTAGAGATAAAACTTGTTGAACCACCAGCAACACTGATTGGGGAACCATTGTTTACATCCTTGAAGAAGACAGCAACTGGGGTAGCAGCACCAAGACCAGTTTTGTTATCTCCTGCTTCAGCACCACTCAGAGGGAACACAGGCACCAGAATTTCATCATAGTAACTTGTAGATAGACCTGAGAACTTATTATCACCGTAATGTCTATATGTCCAACCTTCACTGCTCGCAAATCCATTGTGACGGAAGCGTGTCTTATCAACATCACTCAGAAACTTAGGAATAGCATAATTATTTGTAACTGTCTCAGTAGTAGTTGAAATACCCCAGAGTGCCATTCTTTTTACCTTTACTAAATTTGATCGTAGAAATATTTATAAAAAAAGGAGACCATACTTGAAGATCTCCCCCAAATCCGTTTAATATTTAATTATCAGCAATTTTTGAGAAGTGCTGTTCTTACAGTAGCAGAGATTACATTATCAATATCATTATCAGTAGTCTTGACATAACGGTCAAGAAGATCACATACAAGTCTCTTGGTATGGCAAGAGTTAATTGCAACAAAAATAAGTGGTTTTACGAGTTCTACAAGTGCGCCCATGATGTCCTCCGTGTTTGGAAAGGTTTCCTGACTTATTTAGGAATATCAATCTCCAGATCGATATCCTCGAATACCAATACCTCTCGAATAAACATCATCTGGGTATGGATTTCTTTGTTTTGGTTTTGACTGTGTTTTTGCTTTTTCTGCTGCTGCTTTTTGTGCTGCCTTATTTTCTGGAGTTCCGATCAAAGAAGCAGCACCATGTTTCTTCATAATTGATTGCCTAACCAATTCAAGTGCATCGTTTGATGCATTTTCTTTTTGAACTGCTCCAGACATTTCTTTTTTCTTTTGTTGTAAGGCAATTTGATCTGCAGCAGTTAATTTTTTTTGAGCCATTGCTAACTGTCTTTGAGCAGCAAATTGCTGTGGAGTCGTTGGTTGCAAATCTTCATTTGCTGCTACTTTTTTAGGAATACCTTTATGCTTTGTTTTAGCAAAATCACGAATTTTCTTTTCACTCATTGTATCAACAATTTTAAGAACTGCATCGCTTACTTCACTTCTTGGAGTATCTCCTCTTTTTACTGAGAGAGCTAATCCAAATAATTTTTGTTGCTGTTCACTTTCCGACTTTTCAGACAATTCAAACTCTTCCTTTTTAACTCCTCTCTCCGATTTATGTGCTCTACGTCTTGCTGCAGTCACCCAATTAGGAGCAGTAGAACCCATTGCATCATAATTTCTTACACCTTCAACACCTTTTGTTTTTTCGACATAACGACGACTTCTGATGTCTTTTTTGGTTGCCTCAGTTTCTCCCGATTCTACTTTTGCTTCATCAAGTTCTTCACTTTCTCCGACAACTCTACGAACATCTCTTGCAACTTTACCTACCGTTTTTACACCAGATGCAACTCCTCTTCCAAACTCAGAAGCACCCTTTCCAGCAACTCTTAATGCTTTACCAGCAGTTGCAGTTGCTGCTCTATGACGTTCCATACCAGATTGATATGCTTTAACAGCACCAAGAACACCTTTAGCAATTCTATCTTTTAATGGTTTTTTGGCAGGCTGTTGCTTTTTGGCACTTGCAACAGCAGATTGTTTCTGAAGTGCTGCTTTCATTCCCGATGGTTTGGATGCAGATGTTTTTGTCTCTGCTTCTCTTCTTGCTGCTTTTTGAGCACGAAGTCTTTGTAGTGATTTTCCAGTTGGTTTTCCTGATTTAAATGCAGTTCCCTTAGCAGTCACTGGTTCAATTCTACCACTTCTTCTTGCTTCATTTAAAGTATATTCTTCGGACAATTCAAATACAAAATCAACAAAACCTTCAAGTCCAAGTTCTTCAATGAGAATATTTACTCCAACCTCATTTAATCCCATTTCATAAAAATATTCAGTTGCAATACTAACAGTTTCATAAATAAATTCTTCATCAAGTTCTACCATTTCAAGAAGGGTTCCACCAAACTTTTCAACAGATTCTCTTACACCATCACCAAGGTTAAGAGTTGGATTAATTACGACTTTGTTATTAACTTGCTTTTCTGTTATTTTTTGATCTTTTTTGCTTTTATCAATTACTTCAACAATTTCAGATAACTCCTCTCTCCAGTTTGAGAAACCTTCTTTTACTTTTTTCTTTCCACCCATTTGATCTTTACCAAGTCTTCCAGCAATTACATCTCCCCTAGTGATCTTATCATATGGGGGATAATTATTTGCCAAGTTTCCATCATTGGGTTTTTTTTCTTCCTTCATACGCATTGCTTTTTTAACTTGAGCAATGCGTTCTTGTCCTGTTTTTCCCTGAAACTGTGGTTGATCTAACTTACCTTTACGAATAGATTTTGCATCTTTATTCAATGTATCTCTTTCTCTATGTGCTCCACGTCTTTCATAATCTGCAACAGGATGTCCACCTTGATATGCAGGAGTTCTATCGGTAAAACTACTTCTTCCAGTTCTAATTCTTCTCTTTTGATCAGGTGTCATTCCTGCTTCTACTTTTGCTTCACTCATTGCTTTCTTTGCTCTAACTGCAAGAGTATCCTTTTTTTGTCCTGGGTTTAATTTACGCACTTCTGCTGCAGGAGTATCAAACTGTGGAGTCGATGAGGTTGTTTTAGGTGCATTCAATGCTTTTTGTGTAGATTGAATATCTGCAAGAACTTCCCTACCTTGTCTTACTCTTGCTTGTTGCCTTCTTTGTGTCGGAGTGATCATTCTTGCCATTCTTTCTTCACGAGAACGAAGTACCTCAGAAACAGCAACTTGCTCCAGATACACTCTAGAAATATCATTCAGAGGATTTACAGACATCTTAATAAGTGCTTACTTTATTTTTTTCTATATTTATTTATAAAATCCAAAAATGTCCTACCACCTTTCTGCACATTTTCCTTCCCCAATGTAGATTCCGGAGTTTGTTTTACCGCATATTTCAAATAACCAGTGGTTCCTGTCAATGTGTTTGGTTTTCCAGGAAGTCTATGCATATTATTCATTTTGACTTCAGCGTATTCCATAACATCTTTAATCCAGGACTTAAACATATTATCCTGTTCTGTAACACAAATCAAATAATTTGTTCCTCTACGGATAATTTTTCCCACTAATCCAGTATTTAAGTTTTCTACAATATCACCAATTTTAAAAATATTTCCTCTAATATAATTTTCACGAAGAGTTTCTTGATCAAATTTTGGAGCAATTTCCCAAAGAGAATATGATTCCTTCTCAATCTTTGATTTTTTTACTTCCATTCCTCTACGAATTGCATCAAATAAAGTTTGAGTATCTCCATCATCTAATGTCTTTGGTGTCCCTCTTCTAAATGTTGCAAAATCATTGTCCATCACTGCCTTTCTCATTTTAGATGCAGACATTCCTTCCACCCCCTCAGAATCAGCATCACGAACACCAGCAGACACTACATTAATCAAATCAAAAGTATATAAGTCTCCATTATACTTTTGTGCTAGATTATCAAACTCTGCTTGTCTATCTGAACCAACAACAATATTTACATTCCGATATCCTTCTTGATTTGCTGCAACAAGCACATCAAAAATTGTTTTCATATATGGATCGTTAATAATTCGTTCACCAAAGTCGGGGAACATTTTTCTCATGTATGAGATTTTTGTATCTGGCAGTAAAGGATTCTTTTTAGCATCTTGAGTTCTTGACGGATATATTTTTAAATCTCCACCAACAGAAACTTTATCTGCAGTTTTTAAAAGTTTTTCGTGTCCAATAGTCGGTGGATTAAATCTACCGAATACAACGGTTAAAGTATCTTTACTCTTTTTTGATTTTTTTACTTGAGAAGTGGATGGTTTTTGCCTAATATCAGGTGAAGTTGCTGGTTGAGGTTTTGTTTGAGTTGCTGCAACCTGTTGATTTGCAGGTGTTCTTACTTGGTCTGGATCTTTTTCACCAATTTTTTGTTGTTGATTGTAAAACTTTAATTTTCCTTTTTCTGTCTTCGCAACATACTCACCACTTTTATTCTTCCATCCTCCGTGCCCATCACTTATCAAGCCAAGTTTGTGCGCCTGCATTGCTGCCTGCGACTGAGAAGCCTCAGATAAAAATTGGAAAAAACTTTTCATGCTGTTTGTTCTTATACTTTTATTTATTTTTTTCCATTTCTCCTTATTTATGATTACTTCTGTTTTCTATTAGTGGAAGCATCGAGTCTCGAACTCGAAACCTCTTGAATGCAAATCAAGTGCTCTTCCAATTGAGCTATGCCCCCGAACCCAAATATTATAAAACCCACTCAACTAAAAGTCAAGTGGGTTGGAGCAACCTTCCGATTTATTTATCAGTCAGTTGTATTTGCCATAATTTTAAGTGCTTCTTCTGTTGTATATCCCTGCTCGATCAAATCAGAAAGAGTAACATCAAAAATATCAACTTCTTCGCCAAGTTTTGATGCTACTTTACCAGCACCAGTTGCAACTGATCTTGCTGCTTTACCTACCATACTCTTAGCACCTCTTCCAGCTCTCGATGCAAGATTCTTAGCACTTTGTTTTGCCCTTCCAGCAACATCAGATGCTGCTTGTCCTGCTTTTCTTGCAGCACTATAAGCACCTACTTGTGCTTGAGCAATTTTTTGTTTGATTCTACCCTTAATGTCTGCAGCAACTTTTGCTCTCAGTCCTCTTCTCTTTTCAGGATCCTTCGATCTTGCTGCCATTCCCGCAGCAGGATGAAGTCCTCTCTTAGTAGCATATGCTGCTACTGGTTTGTCAACTGCACGAAACTTTGCTTCTTTTCCTGCTTCCTTTGCCTTTGCAACTCCAGATTTGACTGCTGCCTTTGCTCTACTAAGTGCAGACTTAACAGCACCTTTTACTTTAGAAATTGCTTCTGCTCTTTTTTCTTTCCTGACTACTGAGGCACCTCTACGTCTTGCTTCTTTTGCAGACTTTTCCGATGCAGCCATTTCCTTTTTTCTTGCAGCAGCACGAGCTGCCATATCAACTCTTGCTTCTGAAAGAACTTCTTCAAAAATTTGCTCTACTTCATCAAACTCATATCCCTCATCAAGCATTTCATCAATTGTTTCTTCAACAATTGCATCAATTTCATCATCGGTTAAATCTTCAATGCCAGCAAATTCGTCCGACATTTCTTCTAACTCGTCTCTGAGTTCTTCATCGTAAACAGCAGTGTAGGCTTCACACAACCCTTTAAGTTCTTTGGAATCCATTTTCTACAAATACTTTTTTAGTTATTTATAAAAAAAGAGACTATAGGAGTCAAGCACTAAGAACGGCACCAAGATTATCATCAATACTTTGAATAACTGAACGAATATCAGAAATACGAGGAGGGACGATCACTTCATCATAAGTATATCCTCGTTGGGATTCAAAAAGAACTTGACGAACTGCAGCAGCAGAACGCACATCTAATTCAATACTTACTTTACTCATAGGTCTCCCTCCACACGATTTTCACTTCTGAATACATCAAACGTTCCCTCTGGATAACGAGCACTCAGTTTTTCATAGTTCATTTGAAGAACTTCTTCAAAGTTAGTGTCAAGTGCCATACAGGCTTGAGCAAGATACCAACAAATATCACCAAGTTCCCTCTTCATATGAAAAACATTTTCTTCATTATAAGGTTTTCCTTGCATTACAATTTTCTTTACAACTTCGGTAAATTCTCCTGCTTCTGCAGTCATACCCAGAGCAGCAGTTAGAAGACGGGGAACATCAGCATTATCATTTACTTCAAGTTCAGTCATACGTGCAAGAAGTGCTGCAAAATCACTACTTGCAGGACTTGTGGTTTGACGAACAAACTCAATATATTTTTTTGTATCAATAACTTTGCTTTCGGTCATAGTAAATTTAGTAGATCCATCAGGAAGAATTTCTTTATTAACATTAATCAAAACTTAAATCCCTCAAATGATTTTTTAGGTTTCTTTTCTTCGTTATCATACTCCTCTTCTTGCCCATTGTCAATAATGTTTTTTTGAGCAGATTGTTCAACATCATACAGGCGCATCTTTGCTCTATCAATTCCAATTACAAAACGTTTGTTAATTGTTGGGTCATTGTATCTATTTTTGAGTTGCTTCACAAGTATCTGCCCCATTTCCTCTAACTCTTCGGTGCTAATCAACGCAAACATCAAATCGGCAGTTGCAGGCAAACCAAAACTTTCTGAAGTATCAGTTAACTCAACATCAGAAGAACCATAACCACTACGAGTAGTTTGTGTTGCACTGCAAATTGGGACATTAAATTCGACAGCAAGTCCCCGAAGTTCTTCTGCAATTGCCTTAATAAAAGTATAAGAGTTAATATTACTATTTCCACGATAACGAGAGGAAGCACAAATATTCAAATAATCAATAAAAATAATATCTGGACGAAATGACTTTTTAAGTGCAAGTTCATTTAAAAGTGACTTGAAATGACCACTGTGAGCAGATGCGGTTGGATACTCCTTAATAATCAAAGTACCTTGAGTTTTCTTTGCAAGATTAGTAACTTTGTTCTCAAACATTGACTTTGGAAGTTCATTGAGTTGTTGAATGGGAATATTCAAAAGGTTTGCATCAATTCTTTCAGCAATTCGTTCCTCCGCCATTTCAAGAGTGATATACAAAACGTTCCTGCCTTGCAATAGGACGGAAGCAGCCACGTGGCACATAAAGAGACTTTTTCCGACACCCGTACCAGCAAGAGCGATATTGAGAGTCTTATTAGGTAAACCACCTTTTGTGATTTTGTTAAAGTATTCAAGGTCGAATTCAATTTTCTCTTCCTTTCTATGATAGGACTCATAACGTGCTTCGTAGTCTAACAGATAATCGTGTCCAATGTGTGTATCAAAAGATACGGCAAGAGCATCTGAAAGAATACTTGGAATCGCATCACGATTCTTTTTTTCATTATTTCCATCAGCAATATGAATAGACTCCATCAATGCAAGATAGATGGCACGATCACGACACCACTTTTCGGTGGTGTCAACTAACCAATTAAACTCAGATGGTTCATCGTCAAGGTAACTAATAATCTGAGTAATCTCTTTAAAAGAAGTTTCGTTAATATCTTGACGATTTTCTACTTCAATACAAAGAACCTCTTTTGTTGCTGGTTGATTATATTCTTGAACAAACTTAAGCATCTCCTCAAATATTATTTTTTGATTTTGATCTTCAAAGTATTCGGATTTAATAAAAGGAATTACTTTACGAACATACTTCTCATTATAAAGAAGATTGCGAAGAATAAGAAACTCAACTTTGTCCATTACTTATAGTGCAAATACGTGCTTAAAATATACTTATTATTACTCAATGGAGGTTTGCCTATATGAGGAAACATCCATAGAGGTGGAAATACAATCAGTTTACCAGTTTCAGGTTTTATGGAAAGATTATTAAATGCGGTTTCACCACCATCTTCAACATCATTAAGATACCACATAAAAGAAAGAAATCTTCTTGCTGATGAATGATCTGTGACATCAACGTGACAGTCAAAAGCATCATTGCCGTCATTCAAATACTTTTTGATACGAAACTGTTCAAAAGTGTGCTCTAAAGGAAAACATCTTTCATCAATAAAATTATAATAATCTTTTTTATATTCAAAAGTTTTTTTAATTAAAAGTTGATGTATTGAATTTATTTTTTCGTCATTTTTAGAAACTTCTGTTACGTTTAATTGGGTAAAATTTGGTTTTTTATTATTCTCAATTCTTTCATGAAGTTCTTTTAGATTTTCAAAACTGTTAATTAATTCAACACAAACTTTAGGTTCTAAAGAATTATCATACACTTTAATTAAATCAGATAATTCAACCATAACTGAATTCTTTTTGCGCGATTTCATCTAA